CTGCACCTTTTCGTTCATTTCTTTCTCCACACCATTATATATACCGACCAGAAAAGCCATGAGAGCTCGATTTCGATAGTGTAATCACTCATAGTAATGTAGTAGTCTCTGATAACAATGATATTTAGGCATGGTAATAAGATAATGACTCCCTCACCTTTAGCCCCTTCAGACTCACCTTTATGCCAATTGACATGAGCACGTATCATTTCTTTCTCCTTCCGCTTTAACCGCTTCATGAGCGATCTCAATTAAATTGATATTGGCGGCATCGACGGCATAGGCGACGGCATAGGCGGCGGCATAGGCAATAGAGGTAGCATCAACGGCAGCAGCGGCATCGATGGTATAGGTGGCGGCACAGGTAGCATAGGTGGTATCGACGGCAGCAGCGGTATGGGCGGCACGAGCGGCATCGGCGGTCCTATCTTTTCTGCTTAACCAACCATTCGCCCATTTATTCCATTTCCTATCTTTGCATACTTTCTTTGCACAGAGAATAGCAAACCGTATCCGTTGCTCTATCGTTATCCGTGGCATATCTATGCGTTTTATCGTGGTCAGTTTTTTACATCCAACCTTCCGATCCCCGTTCCTCCTACCTATCTCGCCCTCACACTCCCACATGTGTCCTGTGTATGTATCATATTTGCCATGTATGGGATTCATCAGCACCGCCAAAATTGGGTCAGTATAAGCATGTATCCAATGCTTGGTACACAACCTACCCTTTCCGTCTGCCGTGTGGGTCACGCCCTCTCCCCATTGACAGCCCCCGTAGGTCTGATCGTTTTTATCAGTCTTAGCCGCTTGATTTCATCTTGAATCGCTTCTTTACGTTGAATCATGATTGTTTTGTTAGGCGCTGATAATATGAGCATTATCGCTTGCATAATCCTAGCTGCCTGGTCTCTGGAAACTGTCTTTTCTTTTAGGCGCTGCTCTTCTGCTTCTAGATTGGCAACATACAATTCCATACCCCCGGGAACGTTTTGGCATTCAAGGAAATGCCACGGTAATGTTGCACGACACATCTCACAACGCTTTTTAGTTTTGGGCCGGGGGAGGTCTATCATTTCTTTCATTCTCTTTTCCCGTTCGCTTTATCATACAAATATCCATACACATTGCCAAAAGATTTCTCAAAGTCATAAATTGATGTCTTTGTCCGCCCTGGAGTCTCAAAAAACGCCTTCATCACCCCCTTGATAGCTCTAGGCTTATATGTTTTAAGCAGCCGTTTAATCACCGAACCCCAGGCTCCATAATTGATTATCAAGGGGAAGTTCCGATAAAATTCATGTAGTTGTGCAAAATGATGTGTGAGTTCTGTAACTCGACTATCTCCAACTTCCGAGTTCTTCCGAGTCCGTTGAGGCTTCTGTGTCTTATCAATAAGAATGTCCAATTTCTTGTCTATTTCCCCTAGTACTAGATATATATATAAATCTAGGTTTCCTTTATCTATATTTCCCTTTGTCTTATTATATATACTAGTATCTAGTTTCCCACTGGTAAACTTATTGGATATGGTATCTTTATCTCTAGTATTGGCTTTCTCATCACTCCTAGTGATAAGCTCCCCGGTGTGCAAATTCAACACTTTGAACACTTTGCAAAGTTCCTGAATGACAAGAAAAAGAACCTGCTCTCGTCTCTCAATTTCAGGGACCGATACCCCCTGTTCCCATTTAGCATAAGCGGAAGAGCTGATCTTGAGCAAACTCCCCATTTCTCGCTGAGAACGTGATAGGGTGTTTCTTGCTAGTTTAAGGATCTTGTCAAATATATTTGCCATAATTTCTTACCGGGTTCTCAACCTTTCCGTTTTTAACAAGAGTTTGATATTTAAATCTCATATTAGGCCCTGTCGAATAATACAGATCAGCAATAGCCTCCCAATTCATGCCAGATTCAACTAGCTCAATTAACTTCTGCTCTTTTTCAGGTGTCCAGTCCACGATCATCTCAGAGCCCATTCCTTGCTCTGTTGGCGGAGGCAGACTAGCAAATGCCCACTTGGTATACCCATCCCCTGTGATTCTCATATGAAATTGCCAATAACAATCTGCATACATATACATTCTATGCAATCCTCTTTCCTGATATAACAGCACCTTTTTTAAGCGCAATGATCAGCGAGGCATCCTCGTTCTGTTCCCTCTCATTTTGTACCCAGGTCCATAAAATGTCAAGAAGATTCGAAAATTCCGGTTGCTTTTTACCTGTTACAAAATCAAAATCCCCGTGCCAGGGCGATGTCTTTTTTCGAGATGTATGATTTTTCATACCTTTTAAAGTAAGAAAACCAAGGGTATATGCTTTGCCTCTTATCGCTGCCAGAGAACGTCCTAAATGCTCGGCACAATATTCTATCCCCTTGTTAGCGAGGTTTTTCTTCAAGTATTCTTCTTCTTCGGGTTTCCAAGAATTAGTAGGTAATTTTTTTGTGTGTGTTAGGCCCAATTCTTTGATCTTGGCCCATATAGTGGTCTCGTGTTTATCTAGGGCGGCTACAAGAGACTTATAGGGATCATTCACGTGCGTCCTCAGATATTCGATTTGTTCTTCGGTCCATTCCCTCTGCTTGCTTAGAGGAGGGGCTAGGCCACGCCTAACCAATAATCTATAATGAACCAATACTGAGGATGAGGTTGTTATAAAATGATCTGCTAGTTCTTTCCAGCTTTTGTTAGGCGCCAAAGAAATAAGCTCTTTATCTTTTTCCGCTGTCCATTTAACCCGAAACCGTTCTTCGTTCTTTGTCGGGGGCAGAGACCTGCCAAAGTTGAACAACTCGTAAGAATCTCCTGTTATGCGTTGGGGTGGATCTTTGCAGCCCTTGTATCTATACATTTCAATCGTCCAGTGTTATACCTAATTCCTCCATCCTCTCGTGTACCCGGTCCCATACTCCCTCTGCAAACTCGGTATTCTTCTCATCATCACCATGTTTCCATACAGGACGAAGGATCTCCCAGTAGAGCCCCCATATAACGCTTTTCCATTTCCAGCCATTTATTGCATCTTGGTGCTCTATCCTCTCCCTGGGTAAAGAAAACTCAAGTATTGCTTTCATTAATCTTCTCCTACGGGTTTTCGGGCTTCTTTAAGACATTTTGTACAGATAACAATATTGTAAAAATGCTTCTTTAGGCGTTTGTGAAACAACGGCTTATCACGGAATCGTACAGAAGCCTGGGCCTTCCCGCATAGATCACAAACGCCATATTTAGCCATTTAGTTTCTCCTGGTATTCTCTGATCATTTCTTCAAGTTCAGCGTTGGAAAATTTACGCAGATTCTTATACTTAGCATGAAGGCGATCATAAGCTGTTTTTCCGAACGTCCCCAAAAACCAGTTAGTGAGGGGATAGGGATCGTATTCATGCTTCAGATTGCACGATGAGCATTGTGCGAAAGCGTTATCGGGGTCCCACCGGGTACTGTAACTCTGCCTACTGAACAGATGTCCACACTGCAAGTTGTCTCTTGATCCACAGGTTACACACCGTTCGTCTCGCTGCCTAATAAACCGGCTAAATACATTATCCAATCTTCCTACTAGGCACTTTCTTTTAGATTTTTTCAACGATTTTACCCGCACTGAATGTCCTCCATTGCAAAATTATGTCTTGAATGTCTGTTTGAGCATCAAGACACTCGTTGATTGTTCCCCGAATCAGGTTGTACATCTCGTTTACAGACAGCTCGTTTGTGCTTACTACAAATAAGAATTTTCCATCGGGGGTTTCTACTATCTGGCCATGTCTTTTGCTAGTTAGGCCGTGCTCAATAGAATACACAACCCCATGGCGTAGCTTAAAATCCATTTTGACCTTTTCTCGGGAAAGATTGTTTTCTTTGCGGTAAGCATCAACCAGGGCATGAAATAGACGAAAAGCTTCTTCGCTTCGTTTGGCTGGAAGGGGCTCAATGGTCATGCGGAGTCTGATCCCTTCGGTGAGATTATTCTTATACATTGCCAGATCACCGGGAGAATCGGGGATGATTAATCCCCTCTTAAACGTAGCGGCTCCTACAAATTTCATACTATCCGTACCTCGCCATGCCATTTACCTATCTTGTTTTTTACCCCCCAACATTCATCACGATAGCCGCAGTAACTACAATTCCAATCCCCTTTGTATTCACGGCCCTTGTGTTGAAACTTGTCCTTGATTTTTCCATCAACGATAGATGCTACATATTCCCTAGGGGGAAGCTCGTTGTCAGACAGATAGTGCTCTACAATTTGGAATCTCATAAGCAGATTCCTGAATCTATGCTCGGTCTCATCGTTTTTCTGGATTGTGAAAATAGTACGATAGGCGTTGTCACGGCCAAGATAAAAAAGATATCCTTTCCTGCAATCGGACATGTGGAGATAAAGGACTAGTTGGTTATAATGATCTTCTTTAGGCGCCCCGCTTTGCTGGATGTTCTGAATTCCCCGCCCGTAGGAGCTTTTTACTTCCAATATCTCCCAGGGAGCTTCCCCGTCCCTAAATCGCACATCAATTCGTCCCTTGATGGGGTATTTCAAAGCTGGATGCTCAAGGAATACTTCAACTTCTTCTTCGACTTCATAACCCGCGCCCCGGAGCAGATCGGGGATGATCTTGTGGATAGAATTCCCCATGCCCATTTTCCAAAGTGCTCCGGCTTCAATAGGGTTTGAAGGTTCTCGGCCCTTCCACTTGTACCAGGCTTGTCTCGCACAAGCAGTACATTCGGAAGGATAGTGGTTAGTCTTTTCCCGCTTCTCGTGTTGTAGCAACACCTTGTCGAGCTCATCTATCAGGTCCATTACGTTCTCCTTCTACTTATGAGAGATTAACGTGTTTACCAAGTCCCGCTTCAAACCAAGAACAATCATTATTTTTATTAATATCTTTAGGACTATTTTCGAAAAGATCAGCCTTTGCCCGATATGTATCTTTTCTGTTTTGTGGTGCCCGACACCATTCTCGGTAACTGCCTAAAACGCCTATAAAAGTTTTGAAATATCTACAATTTATGCAAAAGATCTTCTCATTCTTTGTCATGTCATCCCCTCTTAATCTCCTTTAACGGCTTTGTAAGCAATCTCGACTAAATTGATATCGGCAATATTGGAAGCATAGGAGGCGGCAATGGCAGTGTCGTCCGCGGCATCGCCTGCATAGGCAGCATAGACGAGATCGGCAACATAGGCCGCATCAGAGGCATGAGAGGCGGCCTCGGCCACAGCACCCGCCGCATCAGAGGCATGAGAGGCGGCCTCGGCCACAGCACCCGCCGCATCAGAGGCATGAGAGGCGGCCTCGGCCACAGCACCGCCGTTGTAGATACTGCAAGCGGCGATGCAGGCGACACGGCTGTTTCTATTTTCCCCATTTAACCAATCATTCGCCCATTTGGTCCATGTTCTGTCTTTGCATACTTTCTTTGCACAGAGAATAGCAAACCGCACCGTCTGCTCTATCGTTATCCGTGGCATATCTATGCGCTTTATTGTGGTCAGTTTTTTACATCCAACCTTCAGGCCCCTGTCATTTCTGCCGATCTCGCCCTCACACTCCCACATATGTCCTGTGTATGTATCATATTCGCCATGTATGGGATTCATCAGCACCGCTAAAATCGGATCAGTATATGCATGTATCCAGTGCTTAGTACACAACCTACCTTTCCCATCTGCCGTGTGGGTCACGCCCTCTCCCCATTGGCAGTCTCCATAGGTCTGGTCGTTTTTATCAGTCAGCTTGTACAGTTTCACTTCTCCTGTTCCTTTCCCCAATACCCAGTTGATATATTAATGTCAATGTTATAATATAATGCGCCGCTACCCACTGGCCTCTTTAACAGCGGATGTATGCTTTTTCATACATATTAAAGTATACGCGCGGCGCCTAATTAAAATATATCGTCTTGTTGGTGTGTCTGTTGTCGGGGTTGTCCTTGGGGCTGAGCGGGCTTTGAAATAAACACACTCATATCGGGTGATTTGTCACTCCTTTTTTGTTTGTTCCTAAACACCACAACCCGTATTTCCTGCCCCCCAACATTAATGATACCGGACATATACCGGGTACCACCCTTGCTCGTTTTTACCCACAAAGAACCTATGCGATTGTTGCTGTCTTGGTCGCTCATATTGCCTCCTATACTTCCTCCCAAATGGGATCTTGGTATACACAATTATAGTTATAATGCCTTTTGTATGTTTTGCATACTGCATCTACAATATCTTCCACTACGCCATCTTTAAGATGCTCAGCGATGTTTTGATCCCCATTTGTTGAAATTATTAAGTGCCAGCCTTCTTCGGTTAGAGGGTTAAGTTTTCCTGCCACTTGATATTTAATACCATCAACATCAACAGAACCAATCGAAAAGCTTACTTCCATAGCTACCTCATAATAAAAATACCCGATGCGTCCCAACGGGGCACACCGGGTATAAGGAGGGTGATCATCAACACTTGCGCTATTCGCTCAATTTGCATATTCAAACCATATCACAAAACAATTAAATTGTCAAGTAGTTTCTTTAAGTTTTTTTAGTGTCTGTCCTGCACTCCTTTGAACTTTTCATATGTTCTCATACCGGCCAAGCCCAACATTCCAAAAAGTAACGTCATTAAAGGGGCCATGTCTATAGGGGGCATAGTTAGGCCCACTATTTGTGATAGCAGGGGTGCTATCAAAAAATGATAAGCTAGGGCAATTCCACACACCCATAAAATAAAGGGGCGAGCCCCGGCTACAAAGAATCGTGCTGATCTCGCCGCCGCTGCATTTACTTCTGCTTGTGCTTTTGCTATATCAACCTCCATCTGGGCCAAGGCCATATCAAATTTTGCTTGTTCGTCCGGGGGAAGATTCTTTGCAAAAGTGTTGCGGATATTACGGGTTGCGCCTGACAAAGTAGTAATCGTTTCTCCCACAACCTTAGCGCCGCCGGCGCCTAACCACGAAAAAATCCCCATACTTTCCTCCAGATTCTTATTATATTATCCCACAGAAAGATGATATATGTCTCCAAAAATACACCTATCACCCACAACCACCAAAAAACGATCCTATATCGTTTCATTCCTCTTTCTCCTTCAATTCACGATACCGCTTCAACGCCGTAGTGGAGCATACTCCTAATAGTCTAGCCACTTCTGTATGCTTCTTGATCGGCCAATAGCGAAGCAGTAAGACGTCTTTCTGTGGGGTCCAGTCAATTTCAGCAGGTCCCTTTGCGGAAGGCAGAGCATCAAAGGCTTTAAGGGTTTCTTCGTCAATCTCAACCTGAATTATATGGTTGGAATTTCGATGCGTTGGTCCAAATGGGATAATATTATTCTGTTTCCCATTTCTTTTAGGTTGCTTCTTTCCCCAAGATGTATGTCTAATCTCGTCCATGTTTCCCCCTATGCTTCTACCCATCTTCGGATCTCATCAAGACCAACTGGGTAATAATCCCATGAATCCACACCTATGTCTAAAACTCTATCAGGAGGATTTGTTAGGCGGCCGTGACTGTGGCCGTGTAACATGATGCTACCATAATGAGATCGGGGCCAGCTTAACATCGGATAATGACAAACAACAACATATACATCCCCTATCTTCCGCTCCCAGAGGAAGGGTAAGTTTGTGCCCCATTTGTCATGCGAGCCTTGTAGAAACACATGATATCCATTAAGCTGCTCGATAATCTCCCCCACTTTCTTCTTGGCTGCCAGGGCAAAATCACCGGCGTGAATTACGGTATCATTCTTGCCCACTACTTCATTATGCCGCCTAATTAATTTTTCATTCATCTCTTCAACTGTAGTAAACGGTCTTTGAGTATATTTAAGAATGTTCTGATGAAAATAGTGCTCGTCGGCTGTAAAAAAGTAGTTAGGCGTCGCGCTGCGACACTCTGGTTTCATATTTTTTCTCCGCATCTCGGCAGGCGCGGTCGGCATCATCTTCTTGGTCAAAATAACCGACGTATATTTGCCTTCCGTCAACCCAGATTCGGCCCTGCCATTTCTTATCGCGATAGTGCCAACAGACGCCCCTGTAGATTGAGCTTCCATTTCTCCCAAGCCCCTCCATGATAGTTTCCCCCTCTATATAACTTTCTCGTATTCCCTCTTGACTACAATTCTTAGGGGCATTATAAACTTCTGAATATCTACCTTCTCTTTAGAGACCTCAAACAATAACAAGCCTATATCATAATAGAAAGGTCTGCATTTCCGCCCAAACACGTTTAGGGGCACCTGGAAACATGGTGTGGAGATAGCCACCTTATTCGCGCTTTCCATGCGGGTAAAATAGTGAATGTGACTCCGCACTGTAAAATCTGCCGCCTCCCTATCCTCAAAGGTGGCCCTCATCATGTCCCGGACGGCTTCCTTAAATAACTGCGTACCTTGTCCATAGGGAGTGGTGCTATTACCTACGACGTGTCTAAAATTAAATTTCCATTCTTCTATATGCAATAATTGTGTGTCTTTGATAGATCCGTTTAAAGCGTCGGCTAAGGGTTCCTCATAATTATAAGAACCTACAGAATGAAAAGGCGAACCAAATGTGAGATACCAGCGGTTTGTCTTGATTTTTTCAAACACGGTTTCGGCGATTTCTACCTGTTTCATCGTATCGGTCGTTAACTGCTCGATATCTTCTCTTTTGCCTTCTCCGTCTAGGCCGTCACCATTTAAGACGGCCACATCCACCGGGCCTATGTCTTTTATCGTTTTCTCGTACCAGTCCCACATCGGTTTTAGTACCATAGCCGTATCGGGAGGTATCCATTCGGGGGGTGTTAGACCCAACCGACTACCTATATGGGTATCTGCTATCACCAATATCCGTTTTGTTTTCATGTACGCCTCCTATCGGAGAAGTTTGAATATCCTCTTACTAATTAGGCGCCCTTCTGTCACGGCCCTGCTCACGCCCCAAGGGTCGTAAGCCACATGGCCTTTCCCGTCTCCCGTTACAAAATGCCTCCAACCTCCTTTTTTGAACATGAGAATCTCTATTTCGTCTTTTTTGCAATCTTGGTTAGGCGGCAAATGCTGGTCATAATAATACACGGGTAGACCCATGAAATCGAATATTGCCGCTGGATCTCGAATATAGGCATCCTCTTCCATGAAACCCCGGTCAATTAGAATCTGGAATATTTCGTTGATCATCCCCGTGCTGATCTCGCAATTGGTATATTTATTGACAAGGAAAAGGATAGATAGCAAATAGCAACCGTAACGCCGGATGGTAGGATTTAGGCGTGGGTCACGCTGGAGTATCATAATCGTACCTCTATTTATAACATAGATTTATCTTTTTGTCAAGACGTTTATTCCTGTAGGGTTTCAACCAAGGATTCAATATTATTTACTTTTTCTTCTATCCTATATAATATCGGGATGATTTGATCTATTAGGCGCTCGGTTCGGTTCAACCGGGCATTAACCTGGCCAAAGGCAAAACCGCCTAACAAAACAACTAAGGCAAGAACAATAGTAAGAATTTTAGGTAGTACACTTGGCTTCTCGTTCATTTATTTTCCTTATCTTTTCCAGATTTCATTTTGTCATTTTCGCCTCTATCATTTTGTTTTCCAACTTCGCCAACCTGGACTCAAGCTTGGCTATTTTCACGTCTCTCGGATCAAGGGACTCTACATAATCTTTGCCCCCGGGTTCCATGTCTCGGATGTGCTGCGGAATCTTATCAACGATAACAAATCCGGCATCGAGCTTAGCTTGGTCCACCTTCCGCCCCACAGGGCTGTATTCAACTCCGTCTGGATATTCTTTCAAGTAAAATCTCATAATAAGTACTCCACGGGATAAGCGACATAGATATCTGTGCCGGTATCTGTGACAGCGAACTGAGCCTTATAGCCACTGCTTAACCAAATTTCCATCAATCTGCGACCACCCCAGCCAATCTGATGAGACTCCTCACCGCTCGCGCCAGGTGTATTGGAGATGTTAGTATCGCCAGATTTCCGATAAAATAAATAACTTGCTACTGTTAGTTGCACGATGTTTACCCGCACCGCCTTCGTCCCGACAGGCACCACGCTGGAAAAGTCTACTTCCAGCCCACCTGGGGTAAACTGATCTGCTGTCCACCCGCTGGTTTTAATGGCAAGCCAGCCGGTGGGGGGATCGGCTATTTTTACCCAACCAGTTTTCCCTGGTCCCGATATCTCGCTTCCTAACCAAATTGTTCCGTCCCCTTTAGCTGTCAAAATGAGGTCTTTGAGTGTATCAATACCGGCCGAACCTACCCATTTTTGGCCAACGGCAGCGTGGTCTTTCATCTCAGTCAGTTGATAATTAGTTGAGTTTGTAATATAGGCCCAGTCGTCAATACATGCACCGTCTTGCAGATGAAAGTGCAAAGAACTTCCGGTGGCTATTGGATGGGCAGCTATATTCACCTCAGTGCTCCAACCGTCAACTGTAAATCCCCATTTTTGTTGACCACTTACATCTCGAACAGTAAGCCCGATATGATGATATTGCTCAGAAAGTGCCGCTCGGTCTTGAATGGGGGAATCAGCTCCCACGATCAAACGATACCCAGTAGACGTATTGTACAAGCGCATTCCCGAGAGAGAAGAGGTCATTACACGGTTATTAGTGCCGGAACTTGCTACAGCACAAAATAAGCCTAACTCGGGAGACCAGCACACAGAATACCAAATATTATCAGCAGCACTAGATCGAGTAGTCCAGTTAATTCCATCTGGGGAAGTCATCACCCGGTTGCCGGTACCACTATAAGCAACAGCACAAAATAAGCCTAGTTCAGGAGACCAATAAACACTAAGCCAGTTATTATCAGCAGCACTAGATCGAGTAGTCCAGTTAATTCCATCTGGGGAAGTCATCACCCGGTTGCCGGTACCACTATAAGCAACAGCACAAAATAAGCTCAATTCGGGAGACCAGCATATAGAACTCCAAGAATTATCAGCAGCCTCCAAGAATTATCAGCAGCACTAGATCGAGTAGTCCAATTAATTCCATCTGGGGAAGTCATCACTCGATTACCGGTACCGCTATTGGCTACGGCGCAAAATAGTTCTAATTCTGGACTCCAACACACAGATTGCCAATCCTCAGCAGCAGCTGATGTCCGAATAGTCCAGTCAATCCCGTTGGAAGAGGTCATCACCCGGTCGTTTGTGCCAGTGTATGCGACTGCACAAAATAATCCCAAGTCTGGATTCCAACACACAGAAGACCAGTTATTATCAGCAGCACTAGAGCGAGTAGTCCAGTTAATTCCATCTGGGGAAGTCATCACTCGATTACCTGAGCCAGTATGAGAAACAGCACAAAATAAACTTAACTCAGGTGACCAGCATACAGAATGCCAATTATTGTCGGTAGCACTAGTACGAATAGTCCAACTATCGCCCCCCTTAGCAATTGATAGTAATAGCTCATTGTCAGCTACGGGGGGCTTATAATGCCAACCAGCGATTCCAAAATCATTATTAGTAATTCCTAAAGCTCCATCCTCTCTAAGCATTCCAGTCTTGCCGGTTGCGTTGGTCAGCGCCCTAGAGCCATACTTGGAATCAGCACTAAAGGCGAGATTATTCTTCGTATCCCAGGGGTCATTATCATCTTGATCTTTGTAGTCATCTTCAAAATCGAAAAACTTACCGTTTGAGAATATCTTATCTCCGAAATCAAACCCCGAGATGTCTGCCCCAGTTTTAATCAAACCCCTTGCTTGCAAATACCATTTTAACTCATCATCCCCACCGAATCGTAAAATAGTCTGCCATTCAGTCCCATTCCATTCTTCTAATCTGAGTTCGTTCTCATCAATTATTATCCGTTGTGCCCCAGTGGAAAGAGTTGTTGAAGTTCCATCTACAGCAGTATCAAAAGAAGTAAACCCGGTAAGAGAGGCAAACAAGTCTGTTCCAGTTATTCCTGCTGCCAAAGCGATAGAAGATCCGGTTCCTTTTGTCACTGAAGTACAGCGCAAGTCGGTTCCGACTATATGCCACGCACAGTCTTGGTGGTTACTCTCTAGGAGAGATAGTAATTCACCGTAAGTTGGGGCAGTACTCGTAGTAATTGAGTATTCAGTTTGGCTTCCACCATTAACTGTTACCTTGTAATAATAAGTTGTAGAAGCTGACAGCCCACAAGCTAAAGTTTTATCAGCATCTGTCAAACCGCATTCTTGATATCCCGCCGTATCTCCATAAGATTGAGTAACTAACCCCCCAGCTCCTACAGTAAGGCGGTCACTCACATTGGCAAAGAGTGCCTGTAGCACACTAACGGCAATTTTTGCCGTTGTGACTGCGGCGGCATCAAGTTTGGCCGTAGTAACAGAACCTGCGAGTATTTTATCCGCCGTGACAGCATCAACGGCGATCTTATCACCGGACACTGCTCCATTCTTGATTTTATCTTCTTCTACAGCATCGTTTATAATTTTGGCCGCCGTTACCGCATCATCAAGCAGTTCGGTAGTTGTAATAGCACTGGCTTGGATTTTATCCGTGCTTACCGAATCATCATTAAGCTGGTATTCGGATATATAAAGTTCGTCAACCTTGGCTGTAGCAAATGCATAGTCTATTGTATTATTGTCGTCAATATGAAACTTACCTAGACATCTGTAATTATTATATTGGGGATGATAATCTGCATGGTGGGATGAATTATAGTTAGGCGCCAAAGCATCAACATGAAATATACCCGCCTCATCAAGATATACATAATAAGCACATCCCGCTACCCTGCTGTGAAGAAAATCCCCGTCTACAATAGTATAGGTTGCATCTTGAACAACTTGCTTTCCCTTTATATTGGCAACAAGAGGATCAATATCAACGTGCTCACCTGCATCTTCTTCTACAAGAGTAAGTTTCCCCCCGGAAATATACCCCAGGGGCAGCCCCTGAATTTCGCTATCTCGGCGGCTCCCGGCCCGCAGGTCCATTATGTCTTCATAGGTTCTTGCCATTACAATCCTAACCTCTTTTGGCGCTTGATACTGCGCTTGATATATTCCGCCTTTCTCTTGGAATATCCAGGTAATCTTTTCATCTGTTTGTATCGCTCTTCTTCGGCTGTTTTCAATACATCCCGAGCCTCGTATTGGCGCTGTTCCTCGATATCCAACGTCTTCATTTTGACGCCTAAATAGAAAGAAAGTATCTGAAATACTTCTTCTATCTGCTCATCCGCCTTCTCGTAATCTCCTACCGCACCGGCTTTGTTCTTCACTTCCTGCAAGGCGGGAAATATAGCTTCGGGTAGGTCAAAGTATTGCGGGATTCGTTTCAGAAACAGGACGTTGTTTTCGAGTGCTTTCACAACTAGGGGATTGAGAGTCAATTGGCCCTCTTCGTTTACATCCGGGTCAAGCCCCCGCTCCCATCCGGCCAGACGTAAAAATCCGTCAAGCCAAGTTAAAATCCTGGCATCTCCGTCTTTGCCCGCCAAAATACGCATCAGACGCGGAGAGGAAAGGTTATCATCAAGGGGAGTACCTTTAAACACATCACGCCTACCCACCATTTCAACGGCCGTCTTGATCAAAGGATGGGCGTTTGAGACAACATCTCGCAATATTTCATCCCCGCCCCATTTCGGTACAGGAATCCCCCCGGTGCTCATCTCAAACTTCAAGGGGATCTTGTTAACGTCCATATAAGGGGTGTTGGGCCAGAACATCTTGGCCTCGCCCTCTTCCACCTCAAAAGGAATATACCCCAAATCCCGCATCCAGTTCGGCATCTCTGATTTCTCTACCCCGGGAGCCCCTTTGCTAAGCTTGGGGATCATACTATACATTTCTCTAAAGTCAAACATGCCCTGAATTTGGTTTGCTAGGTTGAGGCGAATCCAACTGTAGAATGGGATTATGTTTTTCATTACCTTTTGCTCGAAGGGACTAAGATCATCATAGTCCAAGAACCATTTCTTCGCCTGCAAAGATGCGTATTCCATAGCAGTCTCCGGGGCACTGCCTTGCTTGAGGGCTCGTTTGTAATCAAGCATGAAGGAATGAAACCTTGCGGTATTTTCAACATACATAGAAAGGGCATAACTACCCTGCAAAAGACCAAACTCTTTGCTCATAGGATTTATTTTTTTAAAGGCATCACCTTGTTTTAGTACGCCCTCTAGTGTTTTAGGCGCATCAAACCCCATGACATGGCGAGCGATAACCCCCTTGCGGGTAGCATATGCTGCCAATTCTTCCAGGCTTTTCCCCCCATATATCCGGGACAAAATGCCTGTTGCCGTGGCCTCGTCAACTCCTTCGGCAACAAGTTTCTTGAAAGCATTTTTTCTTTCAAGCCCCGCTATGGTCCCGGCCCATGCTTCAAAATTATCTCTTGGATTAAACCATTCCGCACCGTGTTTAAGAATTCCCGTGACGTTGTTCGAATAATGGTTTCTCCAGTGAAACCCCGGAGAGGCAGTCGCCCATGCTTTCCACCAAGCGGTAAAAGACCCAATCCACTGTGCGGCGGTTCGCAAAGTCTCGTCACTTGCTGTAATTTTTATAGCCTTTCCCAATATTTCGGATGTTTCCTTGTCAAACAAGTATCCTTCTAGCGCATCATCAGGGATTGCTTGTAGGCCAAACTGTTGCAAAACGGTTTGATTATTAACCATGATCCGGGCAAGCTCGTCATCCATTTCAGCAGCCTGTTTCAGATTAAAACCCATTTCCCGGATTTGTTTTATGATAGAAGCTCTTTGTTCTAGGCGCGCTTGGGCCATGCCACGACCTAACAACATTTGATAAAGGTCTGTTTGGAGATCTCCCGCTCCTTCCCTTACCAGTGATTGAGCTGCTTCGTCGCTGATCTCGGGGAAAATAAACTTGAGTTTGGCCGCCTCGCTAGCAATATTCTCTTCAAATCCTGCGGTACGGGCAAACAAGAATCCGGGATGCCTGGCTGTAATTGGGGTAGGCGCTTTTTTGTAGAACCCCGTGCCTGTTCTACGGACCGGAAGGTAATTCTCAATCTCCCCAACCTCTTTGATAATCCCGTCTTGCACGAGTTCTTCCAGTCTTTTGCGCCACATGGCCGTTAGATTATTGATAGAAGCGACAGTCTCTACCACAAGATCAATCTTGTCCGTCGCTACTCCCATTTCAAGGGCCATTTTGCGAAAGTCTACCGCCTCCCCCTGAGCCGTTATTAACAACTCTCGTACCGCCCGCATACTGTTTTCATCTAAGGGCTTTAATAGATCCACCAAACCCTGTTGTGTACGAGCTATGGTATCGGTTGTAGCTGCTTTAGCGTCCTGGACCGTGCGGGCTAAGATTTCCTGGTAAGGATTGCGGATATTGAACATCTTTTTCAGCTTCCCTACCACGCCTTTGTTCATCATAGCCCACCAGGCATCAGAGAAATACCCACCTATCTTGCTTTTCTCAGTCCACCATTTACCTAGATTATCCCAGGCTTTCAGTATTTCTGGATACCGTTCACTTATGGCAAACTCTTTCCGCATGAATCGGGCCGCCCTGGTTCCCGCACCGGCATATGCACCTTTCTGCACTGACTCGGCTAATTCGTCTAGATATTTCAAACCGGTAACAGCTTCCTTTTTACTTACGTAACCGGCGACATGCTCATTAATCAGATCAGAAAGTCCTTTTGCGGGTCCATAGTCTGCATATTCTTTCGCCAGGTTTCTGATCTGGCGCTGTATACCCTCCTGCACTTTCTTGGCCGGGACTATCCGGGCCTCTGTTATCCTGCCTAGAGCTTTCTCTCGCAACTCTTTCTCGGGCAATCTTAGAGCTTCTTTCTTGGCCGCCTTTGTCACCTTTGCCATATGTTGAGAGATATCAACACCTACATTCTTTTGGAGTAATCGTAAGGCTTCTTGGGGATTTTTTATAGCTAGGCGCTCGATACGTTCTGCAAGCTCGGACCCGCCCTTGCGGGCAAGTTTGGCTAATGTCTCGGGATTTTTGACAAATTGTTTTATAGTTAGGCGCGCAACGTCGTCGGCATACTTTGTCGCGGCAGCACGGGCTGCGGTAGTAGGTCCAAAACCTATATATGTAGTAGGATCTAAAAAGATGTTAGCAGCAAGTCCGGCCAGGCCCCGGCCCGTTGCCCCAATGATGGGTTTTCCTTTAGCCCATTTGCCAAGAACGGGCTTCTCCCATCTTTCTTTGTCTATGTCTTTGAAAAGCCCCTCGAATTCTTCTCCGCCTACATCCTTGCCGCCAAACAGAACATTCTCCCAGTCACCTTTCTCTTTGCCTGTTAGGCCCTCCCATGCTTCCCGAGCCACACCTTTCAGTGCGGGTTCACCCTCCCGGAGGTTGCGGATAATTTGTTCTGCGGTATTGGCGGTTACATATTGCCCCCTTTGAAGGAGGTCAAAGATCGCTTCAATGGGCTTGAGCCAGTTTCGCTTACGTTCTCGTTTGGCTTGCTCTGCCCGTACGTAAGGGATTGTCTCCCGTTCGGCCTGAGTCAAATTGCGCCGAGCGGTAGGAGATGTGTATCTTTTTATTCGTTCGTGGATCTTTGATAGGGGACTTACATAGTACATTAGTTATCCCTTATCGCCTACCCCTTCCCGGAGTTTGCACCCCTTCCCGTGCTGTTTCTGCCAGTGTTTGAGTATATTTATCTATAATATCCATAATCTGGGGTGCTATCTCGGCAAGTTTCATACGTTCGTCGGGAGTAAGACCACCCTTCATATAATCGTTGAAAGCATCTATCACATATCGTTCGTTTATATTCATCCCTGGATAATATTTGATCTTATTTCGGTTACGAAGAAGCTCATCAATGGGATCTTGTCTATAAGTGGGTTCGGAAACAGGCGTTTCTACAATGGCTTCTCCTTGTTCCTCGGTTATTTCTTGAGCGGCTACGCGGATTGAATTGATATAGGCATCAATTTTATCTTCCGTGACATTGGGATGCATTACCCTCATATATTCCCTAAATTGCGCCCACCCCTCATCGGGGATGTCGTATCCTATAACGTCGCCTAGCTCGTCTTTAATGAACCAACCGGGGCTTTGCGCCGAAGCTTTTTCTAACCAGCTTTCAAATCCCCTGTCAAATGCTTCTTGTAATTCCTGTCCGCCAGCGTAAATATTTTGTTCGGCTCTGCTTGCCTTTGCGCGTCGCTCCAGGGAAGGAAGTTCGTGCTCTATTGTAAATCGTCTCGCTTTTTTTTCTTCTTCGCTCTCCCATTTGCGTTCTTTGGCACTCTCTTTGGTTTCAAACCTCTCTCTGCCCCAACGCTCACTCGTTCCCCAACGACGCTCTTTCTCCGCTTCGCTCATTTGCCAATCCCGCTCTTTCTTAGCCTCGCCGGCCTTCCATTTGCGCCCACCTAGCTCCATAAATATGTTAGCCAAATCTTGGGAAGCCCGCTGTCTGCGATCTTTTTCGGCTTGGCGGATATCGGCGATTTTCCCCGCTTGCCGACCAATATTCCCGGTAATGTCAGCAATATTGCGCCGCCTAGCTATATTTGCTTCTAACCAACCCATATTATCCTCCCCAAACCTATATTATTATCCCAATCACTGTTGCTGTTATAATGGCTATGTTCTTCAAAAAATCCCAAAAGCCTCCTCCATCTTCTTCTAATGTTTGTCCCGCCAGCCAGGCGTTATAACTTTGAAGGTCCATTTCAAACTTGTCTAAAGCAGGAGTCACATATGCTTCATAAGCTTCTGCGGCCATCTCCATAGTATGAGCATCAAAACCCATATCAGCCATAATTGAGTTATACATTTGCTGAGAATGTTGTTTGTACAGATCAATATATTGACTGTTCTGCTGAGCCAAGGTGTCTAATTGTTGAGCATATCCTTGCAGGGCTCCCATTCTGTTATTCACAAGCATATCTGCATATTGTCCTGCCGCTCGGGTACCTGCGGCAACCATCCCTTCATAACGACCTTGCAAGGCTTGAAACTCTACCTGAGATCGTAAGAGGTTGCCTTCCATGTATTTCAATTTGCCCTGAACATACATGTCTGCAATTTGACTTGAGATTTCATCAGCTTTGTAAAAAGCCGCAGAATGACGACCAGAAGCCTGTAAAGCTTCCATCATCTTCATGTTCTCTTCCCGCACCATTCGTACATCATTGGATAATGCTATGCGCTGATCTTCGGTGAGTTGACCTGAAAAATCTATTTGGGTTAGGCGCTGGTTAAGTCCAGAAAGAGCATCGGTCATTTCCTGTTGAGTACCGAATCCAAGGGCCTGAGCTGCATATTGCCCGCCCGCTCCTATATCCTGCTGCATCCGATTCGGATCTTGCCACTGCTGAATCAAGCTCGTTAATCCCTGATAAGGTTGGCTCTGTTCAAGATCCTGGTAATTATATCCTTGTTGTGCCCACCATTCTTGTGGATTTTCGGTACGTAATCTATAAAGATTATACGCTTCAGGATATACTTTCCCAACTTGCCAATCCCCCTCTCCCTCTTTGTACATTTGAGCTAAGGGGGTTCCAGCATATACCCCATAATCAAAATCGGCTTGCCCCTCAGGATTTAAAATGCTAGCATATTGATCCCACCAATTCCCTTCCTGGCCTGTTTGGGCCCACCAATCAGCTAATTGTTGACCCGTCCAGGTCTCGTAAGTTCGTTCCGGGGGGGCGTAATCTTCCCATTGGGGTGCTTCTGGTTCTTCAGAAGGATCTCCCCATATACTTTTCCCTAGGTCTTTTTCTATGTCTCCGTCGCCTCTTATCCAATCCAACCAATCTTTAAACCAACCCATTAATATCTCCTTAACTCATAGTCCAGCGCAAATCCAGCTACCTTGGCGGCGCCTAGCTGATTGTGCTGAATCTTGAATCCTATTGCTTTTCCATCTAGTTCGTAAGGCACAGATACATCCGTAGACCACCATCCTGAACCAACCGCTGCGGTCATGGTTGTAACCGCACTTGAGGTTCCATCCTGCCCATATACTGTTAATACGTAGGCGGCCCCAGTCGTACTTGCTACCTCTCCAACTTTGGGTTTTACCCTCCCAAAATGTTTAATCTTTTCAAAGTTTCCCATGGAATAATAAGGAGTCTGCACTTGCATGTCTATTGCTACAGTACTTGAAACGCTGTCATCTGTGCCGTTATCACATCGCTGTAACATTGGGGAGCCAAAATTAGCAGCAGCGACTAAATATCCGGTATCACCGGCCCCACCGTGATAGGCAAAAATATCCGCCCTGTAATTATCGAACTTCCAAAAACTTACCCTTCCATCACCCATATCGTCCTCGCGGAAAGTATCCGGGTCAAAGATCAGCGTTGTCGAGTTGGAAGGAAAAGACATATATACCCAACCCTTATATATGATCGAAGCCACGTTAGAGGTTACCCAAGAATCTATATCGGATTGGATATGCTTACTTATCTTTAGGCGTTGGGCACCGTCCCACCGATAAATTCCGTCCCGGTCCATCATAAATAAGTCTCGATCTCTTACGACAACAGACCTTCCGCTCACCGTTCCGCCATCTACAAGGTATTTTTGATAAAAGTTAGCGAAAGAGTTTCCAAACAACCCATGAATCCCCCCATCTTTCACCGCCGCCAAATATTCGCCATGAGAAACTAGGGCCTTAATCTCGCGCCCTCCTTCTTCAAAATAGTACACATCTCCTGCCCGCCAATTGCTAGCAGAATGATAGGGTGAATGATTCAGCGTATTCTCAAATCCCAAAAAGTAATGATTTTTGTGCACCTTGACCGTTTTAGGTCTTTCGTCATCGAAAATCTGTGTCAAATATTGTGTATGTTTGACTGTCAAATAATCACACACCGCCGTTGTCGAGGGGGCTGTAGTGAAGTACATCCTGAACACATATCTATTGTCAAGCTGGTCGATACTCAAATCCGAATCTGCCACCGTCCAGTCTGTAGGATAATTCCATTCAACCGTCAAAGTTCCGGTAGCCGCCCCCAAGGCCAGACTCGTGACCATGCTACAGGTCCCCCAGGTGTCACTACCCTTGTAGTATTCATAGTTGAGCGCCAAATCAGAAGCCAGAGTATCTACTTCCGTGAATTCTATTTTATTAAATGTATAATCACAAGCAACCCATATACCATCGCTTGCGGTTGCCTGATTTAAATCAAAGTCATCAGTTCCTTCATCCCGGGCGTCTGTTGAGTCATCAATATATAAACTTGCAACATCCGATCCGCTTTTGTCAAAATATCCCGCAAACCAATTCGTTGTGGCCCGTACTCTTGTGTCGTGTATTTCTAGATCATCTATGATCCAACCAGATCCATCATGGTACAGAAAAGCTGGTTTATCTACACCGTTAACCGCAATCACTTCCCCGCCTATTGCGTCCATCTCCACCTTGTTACCTGTTGTCCAGGTATACGAGGAATCAATTGCGCTTACTCCTGTACCGGTAGAAGAATAGAACCCCACGGTAGACCCATCATCAACAGCCAAAATGGTCAACCAGGAAGTTGTTGTCGGTACATAGCATCGGAAATATCCTTGTATCACGTCCGAGGCGGCCCAGGAATTGGTAGCATACATCCCTATCCCGTTGCGCTTTTCTAGAGTAGTATCCCAATAACAATTTAAAGCGGTCAATAATTCATTTGGCTTGAGATGTTCGGAGGGTACGTTTGTGAAATACCCACCCCGAAAATCATCAATCGCTATAGTTCTCATTAGTCCTCACTAGAAAACGTTACTTTGGGTACCAAAACAGGCTCGTGTCTCGGGAACATAGCCGGGTTTTGGTTATTATACAATCGGTTGTATTTTCGCACCTGGTCAAGATATCTTGAATACAGACGTTGTGCCCTTAGCTCTTCAAAGTTCATCTCTGCCTGTAGGGATGCTGCAAAATACAAGGGCATTAGCTGGTGCTCTGTATCGATGGTCATATCTACACTGCCTTGTGTTGCCGCATCCACCCAATCGGTGGGATAGTATTTATAAAAGATATGTAGACTTTTTTGGCTTCCGGGGGCTGGATATAGGCGTAGTCTCTTGCCATATACATGATATTGAATGGGCGTTCCCGTATATTCCGGAGAAACAAACAGCCCGAAGGGGGCAGGAGAAAGAGCGTTGTCGTCCCATTCAACCCGATACATCTGCAAGAAATTGTCAGGCAGCGAAACCTCAACCGCACAATCCAGGGGAAAAGACCCCGTACAGGTAGGTGCGGTGAAAGAAGCCGCACCCCCGAGAATGAGATTAAGGGCGTCAATATGCGTCGGAGCGGTAGGTTCCGCAAACACCGCCGAGCTTACCGTTGCCTCGAATGTTAAGGTGAAATACCAGCTCGCCGAGGCCCAGGAGATCGTACAAGTAGCGGCTTGAGCGGTTAGTGCGGTTGTAAGCTGTGTTGCCACCGTACCGGCCGTTGCGTTGATGTAATCCATGGTCGTAATCACCACATCGGTAGCCGTGCCACCGTTCAGCGCCAAAGAGAAAGCAAAGTCTGTCTGAAGATCAAACAAGGGCGTGATAGTCAGATAGTCTTCGGTTATCATACCATAGGCGTCTTTGGCGAACTCACGCTGTCCTTCGTTAATAAGCTGCATGATAGCAGTATCACTGGCACCGCTTGAGTTTGTACGTGATAGTTCTCGCACCTTGGTAATTGCTTGAGATAAAGTCATTATTTACCTACTCTAAAATAGTTAGGCGCCCGAGGACGCCTAACCTTTAATATCCCGTATATCCCGTAAATCCAAATAGCGCATAATGCGTGGCATCTATTATTGCATATAGGGTTGCGCCTGAGTCAATCTTGAGCCCTCTATCACCAAAATTGATGTTCTGCAACCCTATGGCCGTTGCATCAACAGACCATATCACCGTTGTCGAAGATCCGGCACAGATATTGATCTTTTTACCCGTTGTGATGCCGCACACATTCACAAACCCATAGCACAGGTATACACAATCGCTTCCCGGAGGGTTCATTAGAGTAGTAGTTCCCGTGGTCGTAAGAGCCCCGTACGTAGCCCAATACGCCTGATTGCTAATACTCATTTAGAATCCCCATGCAAAGAATGTTACCGCAGATACTGTTGCCATCGAGGTATCAGTCGGTACTTCGGTCATCGGTTCCGCCACGGTCATAGTGGCAGATGCATCCAACTGACCGATATAATAAGCTTTCAGCTTACCACTTACATACCGAAAGGTGTATCCGTTGGCGGGTTCGGCAAGCACTCCTTTTACGGAAGCTAACTGCGGGATAGTGAACGTCGCCCCCCCATCGGGATAGGTCGCCGCATAATCAAAAGAACCGTACACGATTTTAAGGTTTTGGCCTGCGTGAGAGTTCAAATCATACGCATTAAACGCATATCCGTCTGGTACTACTGTTGCTGCCATGTTCTTTCCTCCATTTTATAATTAGGCGCCCAGGGGGGGCGCCTAACTCTTAGTCTGCACCGTCAATGCGGACCGGGAAGAGAAGAATGTCATAGGTAGCTGTCGAGCCCGTGGTCTGGAATACTCCAAACTCGTTGTCGCCTCCCGCCGGGGCTGCTCCCGCTGTCACAATCGCATCTGAAGCGAGTTTAACCGCATGTCCTACCGTGCCCGTGGTTGTGGTGATAACGGCATCAGAGCAGTAACCGCCAATCTGGAACCACCCATAGTCGCCAGACGAATAGGTTGATTTTGCAATACCAACGTACTGTAACATCTGCACATCGCTGGTATCGGCAACCGCTGTAGCGGTCCAACCATATTGCCCGAACATAACCGCATAGGCATTCTTCTTGGTGGCGCCGGCCGTTGCGTAAGCATATAGCCATACGCTACCATCACCGTCGTATTTGGGCTGTAGGGAACCGACACTCCCTCTTTTTCTATCCTGTAACCAAGCCATGCTACACCTCCTTAACTAGCGTAATTCAACGCCGTAAACTTCCCAGAAGTTCGGCGCATCTTACACGCGAGGTTCAGGGCTACCGTCATAACACGAGCCATCGCGTTCGGAAACCCGGCCTGTTCCAGTTCAAACCAATCCTTCAGCTTGAAGTTAAAGTCCGGATGGACCCAAAACTCGTACTGATTGATATCCAAACCGTACCATGCACTCGTGGGAGTGAATGAATCCGGTGTAATTGTTGCACCCAGAAATTTACAGTTATCAAATCCCGCTTCTGCCAGGGTGTTGTCTTTGTAGACCTTCTGCCCCTCAAACAGAGACATGAACTTGCTGTAGAGATCACGGGTGGTGATGTGAAAGTCCGGTCTGTTTTTGCCGAATGTGCAGTCGTTTATCATCTTGGAAATGCTGGTAGAACCATAAAGAGACAGAACCGTAGCGGTCGCGTCATTGAATGGAGAGTACCAGGTAGAGGCATCCCCGTCGTCGAGTCCGGCATATGTTCCGGTTCCCACAATAGTAGAAAGCGTTTCAATACCTTTCCCATTCGGGTTCGAAGTCCACAGGTCCGTGGCGAATCTGTAGAAAATGTCCTCTTTCATTTCAACTGCCTTGTTGGCCAACAGATCAACAACCTTTTGTTTGCCGGAGTTCTTAACACGTTCATCCCAAGAAATTAAAGCCTGAGCATAATAATACACCCAGTCCAACTCGGGAGAAGTGCGAGTCTCCAACTGTTCGTAGCTAAGCTGTTCCCGTGCACCAACCGCATCGGCCTTGTCCAATCTCTTGTATCGAATGGGCCAACGCAATTTTGTTCCGCCCTTAACCTTTACCAAGTTATTTTGCTTCATCTTCGTCCACAGGGCATGATCGTCATACGCCTGTTGGGTCAGGGGGGTATCATAATAATACCGGGATACAGCATTCGCTTCCTCTATGGAAAGAGCCATCTGTTATCCTCCTTGAGCATCTCTTAGAGCTGCCAACCTCCCTTCCTCAATAGATTTGAACTTTGTTTCAGAAGGTGGCGCACCCTTGGGCGAGGTCGTTTTTACCCCACCCTTTTGTTTTAGTTTGTCTGTTATTTTTCTCTCCACTTCCAGGGGTGATTTCTCACCTCTTTCGGCGTGATATAACAGACGGGCAAGGACCTCGAAATCAGCATCGCGCAAACTGGCAAGTCGTTCTTCAATCGTCTGGGGGTTGAAATCAGGTAATTCTTGTGCAAGCCGGGAAAAAACATCGCCTTTTTCCCGCTCGATTTCCTGTTGTTTCTTCCACTCTTCAAACTCTTGAAGTTTCTTTTCGATCTCGCCTGTTTTGTCGTTCACCAAACTTTCCGCCCTTTGATACGCAACTTCGGGAGATGGAGGTTGGTTCAACATCCGCTGCAAGGTTTGATATGCATCGGGCCGTGATTTCAGGAAATTGTCATAATGTTCATATTCCTTAACCTTGGCCTGAAACTCCTTTTCACGGTTCTCAATCTCCTTCATCTTTTGGTCATACTGTTTGCGTAGCTGGGCGACGCTCTGGGTTTTCCGGGTGTAGTCATCTTGGCGCAGATAACTATCCTTCCAGGCTTTTTCAAGTTCCTCTTTTGTTTTGAACTCCTGATCCCCTAATTTGAGGGGAGTCCATGTGTTCGTTTGCCCTCCCATGGGGGGCACGGCTTGTCCCACTTCGGGGGCCGGTGCAGCTTGTCCCGGATCGGGGGCTACTACTTGTTCGTCAGCCATTTAAGGCTCCTTATATGTTTTTTAAAAGACCACTCATCCCAGGCGTCGGGGGGGCTACGCCACCTCCGGGTGCCTGCGGTAGTTGTCCTCGGGGTGGGCCGCCCATGGGGGGGCCTCCCGCAGGGCTACCGGCAATAGCCTTCATTTTGTTTAGAGGATCACCTTTTTGCATCTGATCTTTCGCCAAATCAACCAGTTGCGTTATCGGGCCCTCTACATCCACACCCAACTTTGCGAAATATTCTCTCACCGTCATGTTGGCACTGATTTCCCCTTCTTGTTTCATCATTGCCATATCTGTAGGATTGAAAATAGATCGGTTCTGTTTCAGTGTGTTCATTGCATCACTCACTTGATACCTCCCGGCTGTAGTACTAGATTAATATAGCAATTACAAATTGCCATAGTGTTAAAAGATTTATGCACCATCATTGTTGTAATTAACTATGATAAATACAATTAAATTTTAATATGTTAATTATCCCATGAAACCATTTGCAAAAAATGGATTTGCTTTCAGTATGTCCATTGCATTACTTATTTGGCACCTCCCGTTGGTAGACCTATTGGAACACCGGGTCCAGGTGGCCCCATTGGGGCAGGGGGTAAGCCCGGAGGTCTACCTTTCCCCGGCGGTCCCATCATCATTTTCTTCTCTTTTCTTTTCAAAATCTTATCTTTCGCCGGAAACCTCAAAATATCCAATATCGCCTCATCGTCAATAACGCTTGCCGGGGTTACCTGTACTTCCCCAAGACGCAAAGCCAAATTTGCCAGAGACTGTTTGTCCATCGGCAATGTTGAATTAGTTTGAACTTCAATATCAAAGGCTGCATATATCTGATCTTCGCCCATCATCTTTACAACTTTCTGATAATCCTCATCCTCGGTTATGCGTTTTTTATATTCTTCCGGATCTTCTCCTTCTTGGGGTTCAGGTCTGCTAACTTCTTGTAGAAAACCCGGGGAGTTGCTAATCGGCATGAACTCAATCTCTTCGTCCTTCCGCATGGAAAAAGTTCTCGGTTCGTTATAATATTGCTGCATAAGCTCAAGCATTAAATAGGCAGCTCGTTTTATACTGGCTTCAAGATTCCTTACCCTTTGCCGGGTACGGGTGTAAGATGATTCGATTAAGATACTTACCTCGGAAGCACTTTGGCGTTGCTTTTTCGAGGCCATACCTTTAGAGATATCTGTTACTCCAGATACCTCTTCTATTAGGCCGGCAATACCTTGCATCAAATCACTGTGGACCTTGTCGAATGGGGCTACTTTGATGGGCCTAACTGGTTCGTCTGTTGCGCTCATATTCGCCAAGAATACATTATCACCCTCGGCGAGATCCTTCTTGATGGTCTCTACATCAAGTCCAGTCGTCTCGTCGACCATATAGTTAGTCCGGGCGTGTTTGCGGCAATGATGCACCATGTCTTGCAGGCGGGCGTTAAATTCACGGTTTAAGTTCTCGATCTGTTGCGGTTCACAAATGCCCCAAAATGAATGTGGCACCTGGTAGTCATAAAATGCAACCCAGGGTGGTTTCCCGTGAGAAAAAGGCGAAGATTCATCTTGGAGTTTCACTCCATTCTTGGAAAATACCACATACCTACCGTTAGGATATTTCTTTCGGGTACCCTTCTTTTCTTCGGGATTCCCGTCTTTATCCAGTTCTTCGGTTATATATTCTTCAATCCTTTCGTCTTGCATCCAAATCTCATAAATAGTGACCTTTCGGCCCTGGAGTTCAAAATCCTCCATCTCTGACATATTTAAGCGTTTTTCTACATCATCGTCCGGTGTTACATCTTTATACTTATCTGGATAATTGGATTTTACCCACATCATAGTACGCTGCTTAACCGTACCACAATAGTGACAATTCCATAGATCATCATCTCCCGGAGAGATGAAAAAAGTCCGGGGATCTTCCAGGTCAACAGCAACTTCGCCGCCAAACTCGGCGTTTGGATCAAATCGAATCTTCCACAATCCAACAGGCCAAATTTGCGAATCCTTAACAACACGATAAGTTTTGACATCGAGTTCGAGTTTATCCCAAAGATAATCTAACGCTTTGCTATACACATTGATATAGTCTTGCATATAAGATTCCCGAGCCCGAACATTCCAAATAGGCCGATTGTCGGTCAACAGGGGGGCATTTGTTTCTACCGTGGCGAAAATATAATTACAGAATACGGCGGAATCGTTGGTTTTTAAGTTTTTCTTATCCCACCATTCCCCGTTATATTCTCTTAACCATCGGTTCATGTCCTTTCGCCGGCTCTTGTAGGACTCGCTCTCCCATATCTTGTCGATCTCGTTCTGTAATTTCTCTATAAATCTATCTTTTTTCATCATTATGCCTTGATCCGGCTAGCCTCTTTCTGGGCCAAATAAGCCATCTTTCGCTCTCGGGATTCGGGCATGGAACGACCTTCATGACCGCTTATATCTTTATCCTCTGATATTCCCTGTTCGGCCATATAATTATCTCTTTCTCGTTTGGTGTCAAAATGGCGACCAAGGCCGACATCAAATCCGGGCCGCCAATCTATAATAACAGCCCCCGGAGCTGCAAACTTGTTTCGGGCTATCTTGCCACACTTACAAGGAATTTCTTTGGGATATGTCCCAAAAAAAAGTTCTTCTGTTTCTTCGCCACAAAATGGACATTTATATAAGCGAATGGGCATTCCAACCTCCTATTTTAGGTGGTCTCAAGGGTCTACCTGGCAAATTATTAGGCATCCCCTTGGTGAGTGCGGCTAAATTACCGCTTTGTCCTTTGCGTTTTTGACCCATTAACTTCGGTTGTGGGGAACGTCTCTGGGTATTCATAAGCGCCCATAACATCCTCAACCTTTTAGGATCATAAAGGGCTTGTGTTTTTACCAAATCAGTGAACAAATCTAGCTCCTTTGAAATATCACTTCATTTAACGAATCTATCCTCCCAGTTTGGTCTTGAGGGTTTGAACATACCCGCTATCGTGTTAGGATCTTCTGCGGGTATCTCGATCCCTCCATGCCGCGCAAACGTTTCTATACAATTAAACAACATGCTTGCGGCATCTAACAGGTCGTCTTCATCCGCTTCTCGACCTGTATATAGATCCATCTGCTGCAATAAAGGAATACAGCTTTCTAGAATCTGGCATTTTCCAGCTCGGCAAAAAGCGCCTAACGTATCAGCTATCTTCTGAGCTTTGGATTTTGTTCTAGGCGTTTTTATCGGAAAAATGGGAAATCCTAGCCTTGTTTGATGGATTCTGTTGTATTCGCTTAATTTCAACTGAATCACATATTTCAAATGTTCCTGCTGCCCGAATTCGATCCCTACCCTCTTGGGATTGTACTGGATCGCCTTTTGGATCAGCAAATCCGCCAATCGGTCACCGCTCATCTTCACTTTTATCGATTCGATGATGTATAGGCGATTAGCTTCACATACCGCACCTATCACAATACCTGAATGATCGCTCCATCTCTTTGTGGTAGCCGCTGGATCACAGGCTACGTAATATGTATACTCTCCCGGAGGAAGTCCAGAAATTGTCGGATGCGGCGGGGGAAAGATTTTCTCTTCCGTTGGCGTCGGGTTAAGAAGATACTGACACGAAAATTTATAATCATCTCGCATCATCCTCTTCCGTCGCATCAGTGCTTTAAGCGAAAAGTACTTATAGATCGGTTTTCCATTTTGAATTGCAGGTCGCTCAAAAATATGATCAATAAGCTTTTCTCTTTTAATTACTGCATATAGGTCTGCATAATGATAGGGAGTACCTATTGCAGTAATCTCGGCTTTGGTATCCAACATGGGTTGTAAATAACCCCACCAATCTATCGCCTTCGCTATTTGATCCGCTGTGGTAACTGATTTTTCGTCAATCACATCATCCAAGTAAGCTTTTTCAAAGTGAAAGCCAGTGATCTTTGCCCCTACGCCCACTGCTAAAATCTGCGGTCCTTGGGGAATATATCCTCTCTCCGGATCTCTTTTCAGCGTTAATTCTTGTTCGGTGGCCTTTTCCCATCCATTATATTCTTTCCCAGGATCAGGAATAATTTCTGGAAACAAGCTACGCAAAATGGATGTTGAAAATATCCGTTTAATATCCGTCAATTCTTGTACTACAAGGCGTTTGGTAGCAGAGGCTAACAAGATCCTGATATTAGGATTGTTTAGGATTTCTTGAACAATCTTTAGCTTTACCCAGGTAGATTTCATATGGTCCCTGGGAACCAGGATCAGTTTATCTCCGGGTCTATCGAGCAGCCGCACGAGCCACCGGTGAAATTTCGGATCTATCCGCCTTTTCCCTTCTCTTGTTTTATCCCATCCTAGAACCTCGGTCGCTAAATAATATAGATCGGTTAGGCATTTCCACTTGATATACAAGCGCGATGCTTCAAGTTCATTCCCGTCAACTAGTTCGAGGATTTCTTCAAGTTTACGTTGTTCGCTCGGCTTGCGTTTAGGTGCGATATCGGACATTATCTTGTAATCGCTGTCATCCCTCCGGGATTCTTTTTCCAAGGAAGATCTCTTACCCTGGCAATATCTTGCGACAACTTAGGTCGGTTTTCCCACAAGATTCTCAGCTTTTCGCCAATGGTTGGAGCAGAACGCTGCATACCTTGTTCTTGCATCTTGTTGATATACTTATTGATATCGAATGGTTCCTCTTGGGGAGCGGGCTGTTCTGGAGGCTGGAGTGATTCCAGATAATCTAGGATCAAATCATAATCTATTGTCGGTGTTTTCCCACTCCACTGTTCTCCCATGGCTTCATATGCCTCGGGCGCTAAATCCACCATAGCCTCGTGCAATTCCATATCAGGTTCGAATCGTCCCCATTTTTGACGATTTGCTTGTACTCTTGTCCATAATTCAGTTAGGTCCATCAGTCCTCCTAAAAAAAATAAGGATATACGAATTCCGCATAACTTTTACGGATTCCGCATATCCTCTGATATTCAGTTGGATATTAAATTATTTGTCTGTTTTTGTCTGCTGTACTATCGCTTTATCTATTCTCGCTAATTCCCCATTTATTATGATAAAGTCTATTGTGAGTCTTCCATATCGTATCCCTGGTAGATGGTCTACGATAAACGCCGTGACAGAGGCGGGGATAGCCTTTATCATATTGAAAACCCGTTTTGCGCTATACCCATTTTGCCTTACAAAGTAACCCTACTCGGGTCTTTCCCGGTTCAAATCCCGAAGATGTTCTTTCGCCACTTTGTACTCTTCGCGCCTTCTATTGAAGATCTGGTCTGTTTCTATAATGCCCTTGATCGCAGGTAGAATATCAATAACTTGTACCGCATAAGTCCCATCTATCAAGGAGACATATCCAGCCATGGTATATACAACCGCGTAAGCTGCTACATTAATCCCTACGATCTCTCCCCGGTCGTTGAACAAAGGCCCGCCAGAGGAACCCTGGTTTGACGATGCACTGTGAAGTAGATACCCAGCGCCTATATCATAATCATATTTTTGATCAATCAACTTTCCCCAGGATATATAATAAGGTCTTCCAACCGGGGTACCTATAGCAAAAATTTCATCCCCAACCTCTGGTATGACTTCGGCAAAAGACGAATACGTCCAAATACGTTCTGCGGAAATCTTGTAAATTGCTATATCAAGCTCTTTATGCATGAAAACTAAGGCAAGTTCTTCGTACTTTACTATCAAGGGTATGTCCATGTCGTCATAGTAGCGCAGGGCATACATAAACTTAGCGCCGCCTCCATGAGCGCAAGTCAAAATGTATCCATCCTCGGAGATCAATACACCGCTCGTCATGCCGTGATCATGAATAAGTATCACGACAGAATCACTAGCAGCTTCGTAATTGGGTGACACGGGCGGCGATTCATTAATTTGAAGTACAGCGATAAATAGCAAAACCGATAGAACCCCAACAGCTATCAACTGCCCGTGATTTTTTAGAAACTTTCCAACCTCTTTCAATAGCCTCTTCATCTCAATCCTCTTCGATCTTTTCCCCCTTTCTTATTCCCCCATGTATGCCAAATCAAATAGGCCAGTCTCCAAGATAGCATGAATAGCGCAATTGCAACAAGTACCCAATAACCAGTATCCATCTCAGCTTAGTAGGCTTCTATTAATGACATCTCAGTCTTATCCTATGCTATTTCGATATCCCATTGAATTAGCTTTGTTTTTAAATTGTAATATTCATGGTTTGCTTGATCTTTCGTTAAAGATTTAATATTAAATTCTTCGCCGATACCAAATGTTTCAAAACGATACAAAAAATATCTTCCTTTTGCAGTTTTATAAACTCCGATAAAATCCGTACACAAATAAGTCCACCAGCATCCCAGTTCTCCAGAACCTACGCGCGTATTTAAAAGTGAATAAGCTATTAGATTACTTTTGGAAGTGTCGTATAAAAGTCCATTATAAACATCGCTGAATTGTGGAATTTCTTCAAGCTTGCGATATCGACCAGAAATATGTCCCGTTAATTGTTTGAATGGCATCAGTCTAAATTCTCGTCACCTTTCGGAAGTATATCATAATTCATAACTTCTGTCAAGTACTGCGGGAATCAGTAAAAGAAACAGGCGCGATTTCTGGATAACGAAAGAAATATTCTGTCATAAATTCCGGTACCCGCGAGAGCGGGGTCTTTTTCGGCCGAGCAGACTCCCCCTTATGTAATTCTCTAGTAATTTTTTTTACGTCGGCTTCTATGTCTTCAACAAATAGCTCAATCCAGCCGATCCTCCTGCGAATGCGCCCTATTTCTTCTTCCACTTTAACTCCCCTTATTGAAAATGCGCCGTGGGGTCGGATATGACATATAGCACGCACAGTACCGGGCTCAGTCCCCCCTCCCCCGCCGGAGATGGGCGGAACCGGAGGGTAGCCCCTGCCTATGTATCAGTTTAAGCAGCTCCTTATCCTTGGCCAGGTCCACTGCCGCCTTGGCCGCGTCGCGTATGCCAGTCACTCTAAAATACAGATCCGCAGCCTTGATAACATCGGCCGGCCGGGGGGAAGTCTCCGTAGACGCGCATACCTTGCCGTCCTTATCCTTGGTGGTTGAGGTGATACGATAGGAGCCCTTGAGGATTTGTGCGAGGCGTGCGGCGACTACCACTCTGTCCATACCTTGAGAAGCGAATACGGCTTCTATTTCGGATCTTATAGTGGGATTTTGTAGGTAATCATGTCCAGCTACTTTGGCTGTATTTTGGTTAGCGTTGGGATGGGATAGGGCATAGCTACGAGAAGCGTTTTTGTAGGATGGGCCTGTAGGGTCGCAATAGCGGATTACGAACTCTTGTTGTTTAGGGTTGAGTTTAGGTTTAGTTAGGCGCCCAGAATTCGAGCTCTTGTTTCGGTTGTTCTCAGCCTTTTTTTCTGGACTCGCCTGATCCCTTTCTGCCGGTGCAGAATCCCTTTCTGAGCCGTTTATGAGCCCATTATCAGTATTCATTTATTTGCTCTTTTTGTTAGGCGCCTGGCTTTTTGATGCTTCACCTTTTTGATAACTTTGGCCTGTACTTTCCTGGCAAATCTTGATTGCTGTTACTTTATCCCAACCCTGAGCAATCAGAGATTGTACGCATCGATATACTCTTGTTCCTTTAGGCATTTTTACTCCTTATTGGGCGGGTCGAGCTCCGCCCAGCTATCAGGATCGCTCTCCATCATATCCATCATATGATCCCGTATATCATCTATCTCGCAATCAATAGCTATATATTCGGCTAATAGCTCTACCCAATAATCTATCGCATCCATAGTTGCCTTATCATAATAGTACTCCTTGCCTATCATACATCATTCACAACAAATTGTCAAGGGGAGTGTATACTATACAATCGTTAAGCTAGTTAGGCGTTTTTTCTGTCTTTTTTCATCTTTTTTTCGTTTTTCGCTTGACAGGCTAATCTATCCGTGATAGTATCTATTATAGATGATTCGCCAAAGCGAACCAAATAACAAATACGGAGGGTGTTATGAAAAGCTACGAGGTTATCGGCTATGCGCGGGATGGGGCTATGTATTGCCTTATGTGTGCGGAGGAAAAAGGTTGTCCTGCATCGGAGACAGATCAAAAAAATACTGATTGGTATATTACTATGACTGTGGGATACGTTTAGGATTAGTTAGGCGCGCTTTTGCGGTCTAATCAAGTATAAAAGGAGCAAAATGACCAAATTATACAAGCTGACTGATAAAAACGATCAGACCTACGGGGGCTGTCAATGGGGAGAGGGCGTGACCCACACGGCAGACGGAAAGGGTAGGTTGT